GCGGCTGCGGGCTCAATTGACACCGCTGCTGGTACTGTAACCTTGGGCTCTACTGCTGGTAATGGTATTGATGCGAGTGGCGTTGGTGCTACTGAGTTAGTTGTGTTGGTGCGTGTTACCAATTTTGGTAACGGTGCTCGACCGCAGGTTAACGAAATCAACGGCCTAAACTGTTTGGCTTTTGGTCTTGCTGCTGATGATTGCTACGGCAATGCTCGCGACGCAAAAAACAACACCATTTTGCGTGGTTTTGGTTTTAAAACAGACCAAGCTGCTGCTGCTGCTGGTGGTTTGAGCAGCGGGCAACCGCTTACGCTTGAAGACATGCAGTTGGTTGTTGATGCAATCGCAGAGCGCTGTGAAGAAGATGTTGACACAATCATCATGCATCGCTTCACTCGTGCTCAGTATCGCAACCTTGCTCAAGAAAACATTCGTTACATGCCTGGTGAAACGAGTGGCGACCTTGGGCATCGTCCTGGCGATCTGGCGTTTGAAGACATGCCGATCACGGTCAGCAAAGATGTGCCGTTTGGTGTCATCTACTTCTTGGTGCGTGACACCATCAACACCTACACCCTACGTCCGGGTGGGTTCCAAGAGTTCACCGATGGTGGTGACATTGTTACCCAGAAGCGTGATCAGGTATCTGGCCGTTTGACTGACGTTCGTGAAGGTTTCTGGAAGCAGTATTACAATATGGTTTCCGAGCTTCCACGCGCCATTGGCGTGATGGCTGGGATTGAATATAAGCGAGCATAATAGCTTACGCTTGATCCCGAGGCCCTCGGTGGGTAGAGTTGCAAGGGCTCTACCTGCCGGGGGCTTTTTTATGTCGCTATTTTTAGAACTTTGTATTGCCGTGGCGATGTTAGCGCTGGGTTTTTATGTAGCAGCTTTAGGCTGCATTGCTATTTTAGCGCATAAAGCCAAAACAGCGATGAGTCAGCCAACCAAAGAGCAATACCCTACATATATTTCTGGTGAGGATCTGCTGTAATGGCTCGAAAAAAGAACAAATATGCAGATGAAGCTGGGCGCATCGGCGAATTAAAATACGAAACAGAGCGCTGGCTGTACGGAGAAATCCGAGTCTGGGATATTTGCCGACGATTTATCGATGGCTTGCAATACGGCAGATACAAAGATCAACAGCATGGCGGGACTTGGGTCACAGAACCTTCTGAGCCAGGTGTTAGCCGTGTTACTGTAAACCTGCTGTTGCCAATCTATAATCGACTGCAATCCATGCTGTCAGTAACAGTGCCCTACATTGGTGTTCGCCCTGCAAGCATGACTACGGCGGACATGATCAAAGCAAAGACTGATTCCGCTATGATTCAGTATCTTTGGGAAACGTGTAAAATACCCGAAGTGTTTAGACACGCCCAGCGTTGGCAGATCGTGTGTGGCAATGTGTTTATTCACACTTATTTCGATATGGAAAAGGATCAAATTACTGCTGAGGTCGTACCGCCGTATGATGTCTTTTGTCAGCGAAGTGTTGATTGCATCCATAAATCAGAGTGGTTAATCAAACGATCCTATTTATATGGAAGTGCTATTGAGCGACTGTACCCAAAAGTTGATCTTAGCGAAGTAGATACGGTTGTTACTAAGCTTGGTGATGATCGCATTAACTTTACCTACGCTACAGAAACGGCAGACGATCAGGATCGCTACGAGGTTCTTGAATACTGGAGCCGTGAGCACAACAAACACTGCATTGTTATTGGTAATCAAATCGCCTGGGAGGCAAAGAACTGGGATGGTAGTCAAAAGTTTCCCATCGTCCATATTAGATTTCATCAACTGCCAGGTCGTTTGCATGGCAAAGGAGCAATTGCACCGCTTCTCCAAGTACAAAAAGAATACAATGCGCAGCGTTCGGCAATCATTACTAACATCCGTCGCATGGGTAATTTGCAGTGGATTATTGCTAATAATAGTGGTGTCGATACAGTCACCAACGAACCGGGTGCGGTTATTCGATATAACCCAGCTTCCATCGCTCCTAAGCAACTTCCTCTAAATCCGCTGCCAGGCTATGTGCTCGACAATGTAAATCGTAGCCATAGTGAGATGCTTGACCTGGCAGGTATTCACGGTACGTCATTAGGTAAAAGGGTTAGCGGCGTAGAGTCAGGAAAAGCAATCAATGCTTTGGTTGCTCAAGACACCTCTCAGTTGCAATCAGTTCTAGATGGGATTGAAAAAGCGGCACGAGAAATGTCTGTTGAGATGATCAAGCTTGCCAAACAGCACTATACTAAATCTCGTATGATTCGAGTGTTTAGGCAAGACGGCGGTATGTTCTTCAAGATGATCAAGGGAACAGACCTTAGTGATGACCCTGATGTGTTCTTCGAGGCCGGGTCATTGTTCAAGTCACACATCAAAGAACGAGAGCAAAGAGCAATCCAGCTTGCTCAAATGGGCCTCCTTACACCTGAAGAAGCACGCAAAGCCGTTAACTTCTTTGGTCAAGACCCAATGATTCATCAGTCTGTTCGTAACTACAACTACGCTCTCGACATATTAGAAGCTGCGCTCGAAGGTAATGAAGTCGTTGTGTTGCGCACCGATCCAATCATCGAGATTGCCGAGGTGTTCCAAGAGTACACAACAAGCGAAGAGTTCCAAGACTTGCCGCTTGATATTCAAGAGAACGTACAAGGTATTCTTATTGCCGTAGCAGCGCAGGGCAATCCGCAAGTGGTGCAACAACTCAATCAGCCAGTATATCCTGTGCAACAACCACAACCTCAGCCGGGTATGGGAATGAATCAAGGAGCAATGGCAGGAGCCCCGCAGCAGGGCGGCACACCTGAAGGCGCTGCGCAGAGAACAGAAAATCAAGAACTAGCTCGAACCTATGAGGGGTTTGATGCACGGGCTGGAGGTGGGATGTGAGCCAGGGATTAACAATACCAGAAGCTCATGATTTATTTCGTGACTATGTTGATGATCCTGACGCAACGTTTATTACAACGGCACAAGTTCAGCGATACTTAGAGTTTGGTCTTGATCAATGGCGACAGATTATTAGGGAATCAAACCCTTATGCCTACGGTGCTATTTGCGAGTTTAGCACAGGAACAGCACCCGATAGCAGTTATCCTGCCCAAGATGCAGCAGTAAAACCTTTCAGGCACAGTCTGGATTTAAACGTTGCAAGCCTTGTAAGCTCTTTGGCCCCGGCAAGCAAAAGTGCTGTTATGGGGCCAGAAGCTCTTGCTGATTGGTACAAAAAGGGGGGCGGAGGAGTGTTAACCAGCCCTCCGATCGACACTATTTTAGATCTGTACACTTGGAACCCAGACCAAAAAAATAGAATTGACCGTTTCCGGCAGGTTGATGGAGCAAAAGCTCAAGAGTTATCGATGTTCTCTTGGACATATTACCTAAGCGGCAACGTGCTGTTTTTTAACAACACACCGCCTACGAACATGATTTTAGAGTATTTCCCTGTTCCTTATTATACCATGGATTACTCACTCAACGTAAAAATTGAAAACAATTTACTGCCTCAATTTCACGAGCTTGTAGTGCTGCTAGCGGCTAAGCGTTACATGATTAGAGATCAAAACGTAAACGAGTTGCTACTGCGCGAAATGGCGTCACAGGTGCAGATGATGACTGATTATCTTACCAAGCGCAGGCTAATGGGGTCGAATGATTCTGTTCTAATTAAGATGAGTTTCTAACATGGCTATGAAGGTCCGACCCCAAAGAATAGATATTCTGCCCAAAGGCGGGATGGACTTGCGATCCCCTGACGGCATCAAATGGATGCGCAACATGTTTAGGCTGACTTCTGTCAGTCCCTTAGAAGTGCGTGCAGGGTTTGGACAAAAAGCGCAGATTGATACGTCTGTGACGATGCCAGCGGTAAACAGCAATAATGGCACACAGGGATACACGAAACACTTAGGCAGTTTTCTTTATCGATCTCGCTTTGGGAACAGGCAGATACTGTCTTTGTTTGCTGTTAATGCCGGTATCAGTGATTCAACTAAAGCAGATATGACTGGGACGGGCGGAGCCTCTAAGCACTACTTAACAATACACGGCGTAAGTGTAGCAGTTGTTTTTAGTGTTTATGATCTTACAACAAACAATCATGCTGATTATTTAGTACCATTTACAACCTCTGAGTTTGCTGATCGCAGCAAAGAGTACCTTTCGCTTTTTGGGCATTTTGAAAGTCATCGTGGTGCTGACTCAACAGGCTTTCGTTTTGAGTCGTTAAACGCTGTTAGCTTTGCTCAGATTTCCGACTCTGTATATTTTGCAAGTCCTGATATTGGCACATGGGTTTACAGGGGCATTGAAGTTCCGAATAAACGCAACAGGCAACGAATTTGCAGCGATAATCCAGATCCTTCTATTTTTGCAGCCGACACCAGAACTTCTAATAACAACCACAATGGCTTTAGCGAGGGTTCTGTTGTTACGCCTGTTGTTCCAACCCCAGGAATCAACGGTAAAAATGTAGTATATTTAGACCGGGGTGATATGCCCCGTAGTGTTGGTATGGCTAACTTAGGTGGTCGTATTGCATACACAGCTAATAACGTTGTTTGGTTTAGCGATGTAAGTCAGCCTTCCTCGGTAATGGCTATTAATTTTGCAGCGTTTGAAGCTGACGGGCAAACCACTGCTATTGGCAGCTTTAAAAATAATCTTTTTGTTTTCACAGATATAGAGGTGGTTGGCTTTACGCTTAGGCCAGCAAACGCAGCGGGTAGTGTCGTACCCGGCGTTGTTGATGTTGTGCGGGCAGAAACAAGCAAAGAGGCCGGTTGTGTGTCTGCTCGGTCTTTTTGTGAAACACCGTATGGTCTTTGTTTTATATCAACTTGGGGTGTACATCTCGTTGCCAACGTAAATAAGATTGTAACAATATCAGATCCTATTACTGCTCATTGGATGGAAGGCCTGCTAGATCCTGCCTCTGAGTTTTACAGAAACTCTGGCAATGCTGGCGCTAGTTCTAACAGGCAAACACCTA